GGCTTTTTTTTGAAAAGTCTTGTGTTAGCCATGGCTACTTTTAAAGATGCATGCTTTCATTATCGTAGATTAACTGCTTTAAATCGGAGATTATGCAACATTGGTGCAAATTCTATTTGCATGCCAGTTCCTGATGCGAAAATTAAGGGGTGGTGTTTAGAATGTTGTCAAATAGCTGATTTAACCCATTGTTATGGTTGCTCATTGCCGCATGTTTGCAAATGGTGTGTTCAGAACAGAAGATGCTTCCTTGACAATGAACCTCATTTGCTTAAGCTTAGAACTGTGAAACATCCAATTACCAAAGACAAATTACAGTGTATCATAGACTTGTACAATATAATATTTCCAATTAATGATAAAGTAATTAGAAAATTTGAAAGAATGATAAAGCAAAGAAAATGTAGGAATCAATATAAAATTGAATGGTATAATCATTTGCTGCTCCCAATTACATTAAATGCTGCTGCATTTAAGTTTGATGAAAATAATCTTTATTATGTTTTTGGGTTATATGAGAAATCAGTCAGTGATATATATGCTCCATATAGAATTGTTAACTTTATAAATGAATTTGATAAATTATTGCTTGATGATATTAACTTTACAAGAATGTCCAATCTACCAATAGAGTTGAGAAACCATTATGCAAAGAAATACTTCCAATTATCAAGACTGCCATCATCAAAACTAAAGCAAATTTACTTTTCAGATTTTACTAAAGAAACTGTGATTTTTAATACTTATACAAAAACGCCAGGAAGATCAATATACAGAAATGTAACTGAATTTAATTGGAGAGATGAATTGGAGCTTTATTCTGATTTAAAAAATGATAAGAATAAATTAATTGCTGCAATGATGACGAGTAAGTATACTCGGTTCTATGCTCATGATAATAATTTTGGAAGGTTGAAAATGACAATATTTGAGTTGGGACATCATTGTCAGCCTAACTACGTGGCATCTAATCACCCAGGCAATGCTTCCGATATCCAGTACTGTAAATGGTGTAATATAAAATATTTTCTTAGTAAAATTGATTGGCGGATTCGTGATATGTATAATTTATTGATGGAATTTATTAAGGATTGTTATAAAAGTAATGTTAACGTTGGACATTGTAGTTCTGTTGAAAACATATATCCTTTAATTAAAAGATTAATTTGGAGTTTGTTTACTAATCACATGGATCAAACAATTGAAGAAGTGTTTAATCACATGTCGCCAGTGTCAGTTGAAGGTACGAATGTCATCATGTTGATTCTTGGATTGAATATTAGTTTGTATAATGAAATTAAGCGCACTTTGAATGTAGATAGCATACCAATGGTACTTAATTTAAATGAATTCAGTAGTATAGTTAAATCAATTAGCAGTAAATGGTATAATGTTGATGAATTGGATAAATTGCCAATGTCAATAAAATCAACGGAGGAACTGATTGAAATGAAGAATTCTGGAACTTTAACTGAAGAATTTGAGCTACTGATCTCCAACTCAGAAGATGACAATGAGTGAAATTACTAATGTCACTATCTAATTATACAGTATTTAGCCATCACAAGACCGTCCAGACTAGAGTAGCGCCTAGCTGGCAAAATACTGTGAACC